TTGTGTGCAGCGTTTAGAGATCAGATAATTAAGGATATTTGAATTCGGTTTGGCCGAATCAAATGTATTTATAATAGAGTCCTTCTTGTCCTGGGGAACTTTGCTCAGATCAATAAGAGCGGTATTGCGCTGGAAATTGCGGTATGTTTCTTGATTCATTACCGTATCCAGGGAAGAACGTGAGGCATACCATGCATCAACTTTTTTAGCAGAAACTGGCTTTTGGCGAATCTTATCCACGAACGTATTGTCTGGAGAAAGAATGTTTGGAATACCGTCTCCACTATCTCCACGAACCGTATGGTCAAACAGATATTTGACTGGATCCTTCTCCTTGATGAAAGACTTAATCATAGGTGAGAACTGTTTTACATTGGAATACTGTTGAAGCTGGATGAAATCTTTATCCGAAGAAATGATCATCACTGGCTCGTGTTGACCAAAGTTCTGTGTCTTTTCTGTAAGAGTTCCAATGATGTCATCAGCCTCAATGTTGTTAATGTGAACAACCTTGTATGGAAAATTCTCTGCAATTTCATTGCGCACCAGAGTTAGAATGCGAAAGAATTCAGTCCAATCAAGACCGCTATCGTCTCGGTTTGCCTTTCGGTGAGCCTTGTACTGAGGATAGATCTGCTTGCGCCACGAACCTCCGTCACAGGCAATAACCATCTGACCGTATTCCTTACGATGCTTGAGGTTATACATCCTCAAGGAGTTTAGAATCATGTGGCGTATCAAATGCTCTGAAACATCCATCTTCTGTGTGAAGATGTTGGAAATTGCAATACCCGAATAGTCGACTAAGATCATGTACCAATCATACTACGCTAACGTCAGATGTAAACACTAAAGTAACGTTTTGCGGTATTTTGTCAACTGGTTTCTCGTGACTCTTACCCGAATCTGGTCGTTATAATACTCATCGGAAAGAATAGCTTTTCTTTCTACCTGTTCCTTCATCTCTAGGTAAGAACATTCGCTCTTACTGGTGCATAGGTGCAGAATAACCCTACGAAAATTTATTTTACCGATTTCAGCGATATCCTTTTGAAGTGCATTGCTGGAACCATAATAGGTCTTCCAGTCCGACTCAACAAGGATGCGCTTCTTTTTCTTCTTGACCGTTTTAAAGCCCTTGAAGAAAAAGAGTTTCTTTCCGACGTACTTACGACCATTTACTAGGTTCTCTATTAAATAGACGAACCCGTAAATTTTCTTTGGGTCTAATTCAATTGGTTCAAACGGAGAGTCATGATGAAGCCACATAATGGCTTATTTATCACTCCTCGTCGATGTCGCCTTCTTCGCTGCAATGGTTGCCGCATATTGGGCAATACTCGGGATAACTTTCCACCGAGGTATTATCCTCGTTCTCATCCACATCAGGATCAACAATATCCTCCGTGAATGAAATGGTAGAAATGCAACCGCAACAATAGCAATTAATTTGTACTTTAGGCATTAGGCTTCGCATGACGCGCAGTTAAGTAGGTTACGTCCCAGCTCTTGGGCCGGATGCGTTCCACGTTGGTAATAGAGGGTTTTGATGTTATTTTCCCAGGCAAAAATCATGAGTTGATTTACTTCTTTCGGAGAGGTCTTTGGATGAACCATAAGATTCAGTGATTGACCTTGGTCAATGTACTTCTGACGAGCAGAAGCCTGAATGATGATTTCTTTCTGAGAAATTTCTCCGAAGGTCTTAAAGACTTCTTTCTCTTCAGGAGTCATAAACTTCAGATGAAGAACGGAACCGCCATGAGTAAGAATTGACTTCCACGTATCCTCGTCGTTCTTATCATGCTTCTTAAGTACGTCTTTGAGATAGGGATTTTTATAGGCAAATGAACCCTTTGCCAGCTTCTTCATGAAGTAATTTGAATTCAACGGTTCAATCGAAGGTGATACCTGACCCAGAATAAAGCTCGACGACGTTGTTGGTGCCACAGCAAGAGTTGTGACATTACGACGACCCGTGCCCTTTAGAAGTTCCGGCTCACCAAACTTCTCTGCCAGTTCCATTGTTGCTTTATCTGCGCGTTCACGAATGACGCGCCAAATGCCAGTATTCAGCAACTTAGCCTCCATTGATTCAAAGCCAATCATCTTGGATTGAAGTAATGAATGCCAACCAAGAACGCCGAGACCCAATGCACGTTGATTCTTTGCAAAACGATGTGGAGCCTCCATGAACTTCATGCCAACAGTCTTGTCCACAAACTCCTGATTTACGGAATCAAGGAAGTAGATCATCGTCTCGACGGCATCCGTTTCCTTTATTTCTTCCCAATGAAGAAGATTCAGAGATGAAAGGACACATACAAATGATTCTTCGTCATTTGATGAAAGACAGATTTCAGAGCAAAGATTGGATGAATTGATCTTACGTTTCTTTTCTTTGTAGATTGCAGGAGCACTCTTATTCACGGTGTCTGTAAAGAAGATGTAAGGATAACCAGTCTCAAAGCGTTTCTTAATCACCTTTGTCCACGTCTCGCGCTTCTCTTTATCACCTTCAATCATTGACTTCATCCATTTGTCCGTAATTGTAACACCAATCGACATGTTCTGAATGGCATGGCCGTCTGAACGGATCTGAAGAAATTCTTCAACATCTGGATGTTCAACTGGAAGATACGCAGCAAAAGAACCACGACGAGCAGAACCCTGTGAGATGACTTCTGCAATGGTGTCAAACAGTTCCATGAAATGCACTGGACCCGAAGATTCGCCTCCCACGGAGATGGGCGTGCCACGTGCACGGAGGTCACCGAAATAGCCCGAAGTACCGCCACCATGTTTTGACATGATGCCAACCTCAGCCGCCTTATTCAAAATATCTTCCATCTTGTCGGAAATATGAGAATTAAAGCACGACACTGGAAGACCGCGGTCATTACCGTAGTTAGTCCATACAGGAGTAGAAAGTGAATAGAATCCACGCGCCATATAATTCTCAAACTTATCCGCAAATCCCTTCATGCCTAAAAGCTTTTCAGCATGCTCCGCAATCTGGCCGATACGCTTCTCAGGAGTCATTCCTTCCTTCAGGTATCCTCTTTCAAGGAATTGACGCGAGTGCGTGTTTAGCCAATAGTATTTTTCTTGTTCGGAACTCATAATTAAAATAGATCAGATTGACTGAAGCTCTGCCCTTTCTTGGAATACTCAATGGGACGTGAATGGAAGAAGTCCGTCATATTGTTGCCTAGAATCTGTTCATCGAACCAAACGGTTTTCTTGACCATTTCTTTATCAACTTCAAATAGCTTCTCAAAGCCAATCTGAACCAATGATTCATTCATACGGTTCTTGATGAACTCACGAAGTAAAGGCGTGTTGAGGCTTTCAACACTGTAACCATTCACGATCCAATCAATGATCTTGCACTCATATTCAATGGCGAGAAGGGACTCGGAGATAATCTTCTCATTGAGCTCAGCATCAAATAATTCAGGATGTTCATCGCGAATGGTATTGATGAGCTTGATGCCAATCATGGCATGAAGATTCTCCTCACGAGAAGTGTACTCCACCTGCTTGTTCGTATCCTTCAGAAGATTGCGGAAACGACCAAAGTAACTAATGGTGTAGAACTGACTAAAGAGTGCGATGTTCTCAACAAACAACGTGAAGAGAATCAGAGAATAAACGAACTGCTTCTTTTTGTCCGGAGTAAATGGCTGGAGGTACTTGCGAAGATATGTCACGCGACCCCGGATAATATCTTCTTGGAGAATACGATCAAATGAGTCATCAATGCCCAGAACGTCAAGAAGGCGTTCATATGCATCTCCATGGACCACCTCAGAATTTGCCATGACATAACCCAGATCCGTGATAGTAGGATGTGGAAGATTTTCTCCAACCCTGGCCCAGAACTTCTTCACGGAGATTTCTAGTTGGCCGATTGTGGAAAGAGCCCGCACGATGATTTCACGTTCCTGAGGAGTGAGGGATACTTTATAATCCTGAATATCACTTTGGAAATTAAATTCCCGATGGGTCCAAAACCCATTCTGCATTGCCTCAATGTAAGCCTGTGTCCATGGATAATAATCAGGTTTACGTGAAATTTGTTCTTCGAAAATCATAATTGGTTAAAGATTGATTGTAGGTTAAGTCCAGATCTAAGGTCGAGTATTATACTAACCTAACTATCTCGAACTGTACACACCAAAATAAATGATAACGAAGTTATGTGTGGTAGCCTATCTATACCAAGGGACACTTCCAGCCCCTAACTATTTTATTTATTTTTAGCCCCTACGGATCGCTCTTAAAGCTCCGTTATCCGAATTGCGAAGAACAATCACATGGTTAGGATTCTTCTTGGCGTATTCATAAATGCTGGTGTGACCTTCATTTTGCATATCAAGGTACTTGGACCAATGTTCAAACTTAACTTTACCAGATTCAAATTTACGAAATAATTGTGAGTCAACGTCGAATGACTTATATTTACGGCGCATAAGACCACCAGATGTTGGTGGCATGGCAATATTTTCGCTATCACCCGTTACATTTACGGGAGTTGCTACCGCATCTTCTGCAACACTTTCTAGGAATGATTTCATCGTGTGATATCCTCGGTGGAAATGTAAATATGCTGATTCGTGGATTCGTGTAGAACTTTAAAAATTGGAGTGCCCAGAAATTTACCTGATGGGACGATTGCTTCTGCCACTTTAATCTTGCTACCTTTATGAGCAAGAAATTCAGCAGTATGAATCAACGCGGTATCGCAACGGAGAGTATAACGACCCGGCTGGAGTTCTCCATTCTTCGTGAGAAACCAGGTGTTTTCATTTAAAACCATGTCAACCTCAACATCCTCGAGACGCTCGAAGATTTTCTGAAGTCCCTTCTCGGACATTCCAGTTTCCTCCTTGATGAGATAGAGTGCCGCAGCATAAGAGGCAATACGAGTGCGCCCGAATGGAAGCTTATTCAATAGTTTCTTAATATTGAATACCAGTCGGTGAAACATCGTGTAGGATGACTTTTCCTCCGATGTTTTGAGTTCCGAAGCTTTCTTTAGAATATTACCTTCTTTGTCAACGATGCCATACTTAAAGGCCTCCATTTTTTCCCACGGAGTGACAAGGATTTTTAAGAATCGAAAGGTATAATAGAGGTCCGCGGTCCTTGAAATGATGCTCATAGTGATCTGAGAGTTTTTACAATGTATTCGTCCAGGGGAATTTCTACTTTTTCTTTTTCGGGTAGGTAATTAAGAAAGACCAAAAAGGGTTTTAATGAAGGCCATAACTCTTTTTCGATCTTGTAGAAGACCATGCGATTTGAAGCTTCGATTCCGAATACGTTATAGAGAACAATGAGGTGGTTAAGAACGAGTCTTTCTTGAATAAGTCCCGACTGCTGATACTTTCTCAGAAGCCTTTTGATGTATTTGAATCGGGCTAGATCATCATAAAATTCTTCAATGTCCAAACACTGAGGGTTATTATAATTTTTAGAGGCGAATAGTAGGAAATTTTCTTCGGTTAGATCGTCAAATATTCTCATTATGTATATATGTCATTAGCAGTTCCATTTCCTAAGAGCCAGAGCCTTTCGGCTTGGTTCTCCATTGGGCTTCTTCATTGGCCCTTTCACCCCGGACATGCGGGCGCAGAATGACTTGCGGCGATTTGCGGCCTTGCTGCCCTTCTTTAATTTAGAAGGAGATGTTGTTACCGGAGCTTTAAGATTACCGCCCGTCTTGCGATTATAATGATCCCGACCTTTCTGAGTTAAACCGCCCGTGGAGCTTTTGTGCCCTTTAGCATCAATTGCAGCCTCGAGAAGTTCATGATCGTCTACGGATTCAAAATCTTCCCAGATCACATCAGAGTCTACGCCGTTCTTTTCGGCAATATTCTCGACCATTTCTTCGATGATATCAAACTGCGATTCAAGGAGAGCCGTCTCTTCAAGAAATTGACGATATACCGAAAATGGATTCATTCACTTATAGCGCCGATTTAACAATTTTATTGACAATCTGCTGTTTGTTTTCTTTGCCACTAAGCTTGACACCTTCATTCTCAGCAATCACTTGAAGTTCTAATTTAGAAAGACCCTTGAGTTGTGCCTTCGTGCGAACAGGTTCAGCTGATTCTTCTTGGCTTTCTTCAACCGCAACTGGTTCTACTGCAGCAGGCTCGAGCAGATCTTCTTCATAGGAAGACTGAGGAACTGCTACTTCGGTATTGCACGTGCATTCTTCTTCGTGACAAGGCATCTTTTGAACATCCTTGTTAGCGTCTAGTCTATAATAATAGTCAGGCTTCTGGTTAAAGAGACCGATAAAGTCTGCCCAATGTAGTTTAATGGATTCAATCAATGATTTCATATAGGTGTTGGTTTAAGTACTATTTTAATTTAACAGGAGAATCAACAATGGCAACCTTTGGAAGAGCAGCTGATGAATTGGCAGGAGCTGGTTTTTCAGCAGAATCAAGTTTATCCGCGCCGTCTTGCGCAGCAGTTGGAAGCATGTCTACAACTTCTGTTTCATCATCAGCATCATCTTTCATTTTCTGTGTTGCAGGATCCATGACTTCTGGACCCGCTTCTGCATCAGCCGCGGTACCTTCCTCAACTGATTTCTTTCCGTAGTGTTTTGCTGCTGCATCGCTTGCCTCTCTGTCTTGATCTGCCGAAACAAGATGAAGCATATGATGGTTGTACATACTCCGATGGAATTCATGATGGATATTAGCTGCACTTCGAATCTGTGGATCGCCTGCGTGGTGAGCGTACACGCGATAGTGTTCTGCTGCTAGATTGTGAGCATGCTGAGCATCCTCATGATGCGTGTCCGACCCGGACGAGTGAGCCAGGGCGGTTAACCCGTTTGCTTTGTTAGTGAGGTTATGTGCATGAGGATCTCCTGCAACATTCTCATTGACCATTGAAGCATAGGTAGCAGCAACGGAAGCAATAGTTTGTTCGCCGGTCATTTTTGGCTTCTCATCTTCATCCTTCTCATCTTCTTTGTCTGCATCCTGATCGTTTGGCTCGTCCATGCCATCAGCATCGGGTTCTGCATCTTTCTCATCAGAATCTTCTTCCTTTTCTTCACTGCGGAGTTTCTTTAGATCATCTCCATCAACCTTGCCGTTTTTATTGA